GGTGGATTGTTCGTTTACCGATAAAATCTCAAAAGAAACTTGGGCTGAGTACGCTGATATTGAAAGTATTGAAGCCGAAATAAGGTTCGTTGGAACAATGCCGAGCAAAGGCGATTTGGTTACTTTATCTCATAGATTTAATCGCGGTGATACAGACGACCAAGACTATACCGCTGAAAGCAACTTTGAGATTGTCGGGATAAAAGATAGGGATGTATTTGGCTATGTTTGTGCATTGAAGAAGGTGCAAATATGAAACCTGCCATCGAAGTTGATATTACTGATTTTATGAAGAAGATGGAAAAGGCAAGGTTCACCAAACAAGAGATGGCAGACGTTCTTGGAGCAGGTGCGGCTGTAATAAAAACTACCCAAAAGTTATTATGCCCTTGGAAAACTGGTGCTACCAGAACAAGCATTATTGAGCATGAAGTAAAAAACGGGTTAGACATTGGACCTTCTACGGATTATGCACCCTATATTGAGTATGGAACTATGAATCCAAATTACCCTATTCAACCTTTTGTTGTTCCAAGCGGTTCTGGGCAAAGTAAAGCACGAACATTAAAAACAATGGACTATGCAATTAAGGCAACTTTAGCAAGGAAAGGATTATTAGAATGAGCGATATTCCTTCAAGTATCAGGGCATTTCTAAGAACAGATACGGATACGTTAGCCGCTTTTGGAGAACGGATATTTGTATTGAAAGTTCCTGATGGGGTGAGTTATCCTTTTGCTGTTATTCGCAAGGTTGCAGATAGTCCGAGTTATACGCAGGATGGAGAATCTACAAGGGTTACGATAATTCAAATTGATGTTTACGATGATTCGATTGCAGATGCTTATACTAACATAGATAAGATACGAGCCGCTTTGACAGGTCATTCAGGAACAATGGGAAGTCATACCGTTGGTGCTGTATTCGTTAGGGAAGGGCAAGACCAATGGATGACAGACGCAAGGCATTTTAAGGTGTTTAATCAATATATAGTAAACTGGACAGTGGCATGAAAACAAACGATTCTGATTTCCTAAACGGTGAAGTCAGCAAAGATGGAAACCCGTTAGAAACGCATAATGCGGACGCCGAGTCGGAGGTGAAAGATTATCGAACAAGAATATTGCGTGGCGAGATTTTTTATGTTTGCTTAACGTGTGGCAGGCAATACGACAATGAGGATAAAATAATTGCACACGTTTCAGGTCACTATCCTACATTAGTAAAGGAAGAAGAAAATGGCAAGTAATGCTTGGTGGGCTTACGGTTCTGAATTTCAGATTGCAACTACAAAGGTCGGGGAGATTATCGATATTGACGGTCCGAGTATGTCAAAAGATGCGATTGATGTAACATACGGAGATGGCACTTCTGGAGATGGTTATAAATCATTTATTCCGGGATGGCGTGATGGTGGAGAGGTTAGCATTACTGCTAACTGGATTCCTGCTGACTCAACACAAGACGGTACAACTGGTTTGTTGTCCGTTTTCAAGTCAGACGCATTACAAACTTTCAATATTGAGACTGCCGAAGATGGCTCATCTGGAACAATGGATATTGGTTTTAGCGGGATTATCACTAGTTTTAATGTGTCGTTGCCTTTAGAGGAACAAGGACAGCTTGAATGTACAATTAAAATTAGTGGCGCTGTAACTATTTCATAGGAGGTTTATAATATGGCAAGTAACGCATGGTGGGCTTATGGCTCAGAATTTAAGATAGGTGATGACGGAACAACCGAATCATTTACTAAGGTGGCAGAAGTTGTTGACATTAGCGGACCGAATATGTCAAGGGATGCTATCGAGGTAACAAGTCAAGATAGCACAAGTGGGTGGCGTGAGTTCATTCCCGGAATGAGGGACGGGGGAGAGGTTTCAGTTACAGCGAACTGGATTCCCGTAGACCTTACCCATGATGACGGTTCTGATGGTGTATTGGCTCATTTTCAGGATAATGTTTTACATAACTGGAAAATTGTTACAGCTGATGACGGCAGTTCTGGAACGATGGACATTGACTTTGCGGGGATTGTGACTAATTTTGATATTAGTTTGCCTCTTGAAGAACAGGCGCAACTAGAGTTCACAATCAAGGTTTCCGGTGCAGTAACTATTGATACAAGCACATAATAGAAAGGCTATAAATGGCTCTAAGTAAAGCGGATATTTTAGGTATCTCGGACATCGAGATAAAAGAAATTCACGTTCCTGTATGGGATGCGGATATTTTTATTAAACAACTTACCAGAGGACAGCAGGACGCTTACCTCAAAAGGCAGTTTGGCAAGTTTGGCGTAAAGCAGACCGGAAAACAGCAGAACATTGAAAGTAATATGGATATGTTCGGGCATGATGCTTGGCTGTTTGTTCAAGGTGTATGTGACGAGAATGGAAAGCGTATTTTCTCGGACAGTGAAGTCGGACAGATAGAAGCCAAGAATGGTGAAGCCGTTGGATTTGTTGCTTCGGAAATTGTAAAGTTCTCCGGCATGGATGCTGACATTGAGGAACTGGAAAAAGTAAAAAACTAATAGCCGACCCTGACCGATTATTTGAGCATCAGTTAGGGTTGGCTTTAGGCAAGTCAATATCCGAAATACGCTCAATGCCTTATGAGGAATTTGCTTCATGGCAGACCTTTTATCTTATCGAGCCTTGGGGATGGTATGACCGAGAATATCGAACCGGTGCATTACTAGCCAAGATTCATAACTCAAATGTGACTAAACGGGCTGACGCTAAAGATGTAAAGGATTTTGTAAGGGATATGCCTAAACTTGTTGCGAATGAGATACAAAGAATGAGGTTAGAGGAAAAGGTACAAGAAAAGTATCGAAACGCAAGCAGGCAAGAAAGAGCGAGAATGATAGCCGCCTCATTTGGGACGACTATAAAGGATAAGTAATAATGGCAACTGCCGCAACGATAGCAACCAGACTTGGCTGGAATAGTAAAGATTTTGATAAGGGAATTGCTAACGCTAAATCTAAGGCTACCGGCTTTCAAAAACATTTTGGGGGGGTATCAAGCGCAATGCAAAGCGCAGGCAAGGTTGCTTTTATGGGTTTGGTTGGGGGGGCAGGACTAGCCGCCGCCGCTGTTGGTGGTGTTGGTTTAGCTATTGGTAAACTTGCTGTTGATGCTACTCCAATACCCGGATTACAAAACGCTTTTGAAGGTTTAGCAGGCAGGGCAGAAATGTCGGGGGACGCTTTATTAAAGGCAATGCAAGAAGGTTCTGGGGGAATGGTTGCGGCTCGTGACTTGATGCAACAAGCAAATTTAGCCGCCGCACTTGTTTCAGATGAATTTGCTTATGGACTTCCTGATGCTATGGGATTGGTACAGAAAGCCGCCGCCGCTACCGGACAGGATATGGGGTTTATGATGGACTCGCTTGTCAAGGGTGTTGGGCGTGCAAGTCCCATGATTTTGGATAACTTAGGTATTCAGGTTAGTCTAACAGAAGCCACAGACGCTTATGCCGCTCAATTAGGTAAAACGACAGGGGAATTGAGCAAGGCAGAACAGCAAGAAGCAGTTAGACTATTGACGATGGAAAAGTTGAATGAGAAATACGGGGATATGGCGAGTGTGAATGATACAGCCGCCGCTAAGATTGCTCAATTTAAGGCAACTATTCAAGACACTAAAGACCAAATAGGAATGGCGTTCTTGCCTACCCTAAGTATATTTATGAAAATGTTTAGTGAAATATCTCAAAAGGTATTGCCTATTGTTACTGGTGCTTTAGAGAAACTTGCCCCTAAAATTGAGGTAATAGCAGATACGTTATTCATATTTGTCCGTAATATTATGAATGGCATGAGTCCGTTAGAGGCGTTCAGGAAAGTTATAAATGAGTTCTTCCCGCCGGAAGTATCAGAAAAGATACAGGGATTTATTGATAAAGTTATAAACTTTGTTAGTACGATTAGAACTGCTTTACAACCTGTAATGGATTGGATAGCAAATAACGTTCAGTTAAAAGATGTACTAATAACGGTAGGGATACTGATTGCGAGTTGGCTTATACCGATTATAGTTACATTTATTGGGACGGTTGTTAGTGCCGCCGCACCCATTGTTGCCGCCTTCTTGGGGGTTATGGCTGTTGTTGTCTTATTGCGTAAAGCATGGGAGAGCAACTTCTTAGGAATAAGGGATAAAACAAAAGTCGCCTTAGATGCAGTGAAACAGTTTGTATTAAATGCAGTTACTAATATTAAGGCATGGTGGAACGAACACGGGGATGCTATTCTGGCTAAAGCTAATGAGATGTGGCAAGCGGTAGTCGGAGTGTTTGAATGGTTCAAAGAACAGTTTATGATTATATTCAATGCCTTCAAATTAGCGTTTCAGGGAGATTGGGAAGGGTTTGGGGAGACCTTACGAGTTGCTTGGGATAGGGCATGGAAACTATTGAAAGACATTGTAGATAAGGCATGGCAAGCAATAAAAGATGTTGATTGGTTGGGGTTGGGTAAGGATTTAGTTAGAGGTATTGCTAAAGGAATTAGCGCAGGTGCTTCTTGGGCTGTTGACGCTATAAAAACTTTAGCAGGCAATTTGTGGGATGCAATAACAGGCTTTTTTCAATCTGATAGTCCTTCAAAACTAATGATGAATTTAGGTCAATATTTGGATGAGGGATTAGCTAAAGGGATTAAGAAAAGCGCACAATTGCCGATGAAAGAAATGTATAACCTGTCTAAGAAGTTGACCCCCGATGCAATCGCTTATAGTAATCCAGCGATTAAGAATTTAGAAGGGCGTTCTGGAACGACAATTAACAAGAATTACAACTTGACCCTTAATACAGCCGCAAGTAAAGATGAAGCCATTATGGGATTTGAATTATTGGAGGCGTTTGCTTCATGACCGCACCAAGTTTAGAAAGTCTAAAATATTATCTAATAAAGCCTGCGTCAGCGACTAATTATGTTACCAATCCTACCCCTTACCGTGCAACGACTGGCTATACTGCTGATACAGGTTCGATAGCCGCTTCTTCAATATCTGGGAGGCGTGGGGCTTTATGTATTGAGGTGACTCCAACAACCGCTGAAAGTGGTGTTTATTTTGGGACTGTGAGCGTTACTGACACTGAGGATTATGTCTTTTCTTGTGACGTGAAGGGTGAAGATGGGAAGGCGATGCGCTTGCGGGTTGAGGATGCTGGCGGGACTTATACCTATGAAACGACCTTCACTGCTACCGGCTATTGGCAAAGGAAAGAGGTCACATTCACAGCAGAAGAAACAGCAAGCGATTACAGGCTTTATGTTTTGAGGGATGCAACCACAGGAACAACGGTATTTCATGTTGACGGATTTCAGTTTGAAGAAGGGACGGAGGCTACCACATTCTTTTCAGGTGATACAAAAGGGTTTGGTAGAGCGCCGTTAGAGTTTTATTGGGGCGGTACACCTCATGCGAGTGTAAGTTATCGAACAGCGGATACAAGGGCTGGAGGGGAGATAATTGATATTGATGATATTACAGGTGTTACAGATGTTGTTGGCAGTGTCGGATTGGGAATGGGGAGATATGAGCAGATTTATACCGAGTTAGCGAGTGGTGGCGCTTATTACCAGAAACATGTCAGGAGACCTAGAAACTTCTCATTGATTATTCAATATCATGGAAGTAATCCGGGCGTTTTGCACGATGCAAGAAACGATGTATTAGAGTCTTGTATGCCTGATTTGACAGGATATGACCAGCCGATGGTGGTAAGGTATCAGGGCTTTGATAGTTCTGGAGACGAAGCCACCAATCCGGTTGATATTATATGTGTTCCTCAATATTCCCATGCCGATTTGCCGGATGAACCAATAAACAATCGGGATATATTATCCTTCACCGTTCTTGACAGCTATCTTGGTGGCGCTTATGCAGAGGGGGCAGAGTTGGGGTTGTATGATACATTAGACGACGCCGATTATACGGTTTATAGAGACGAAAACGGATTGTGGAATGAGGTTCTTAACGGGACGTATAGCGTAAACGGTCAGGTTGTGACAATCGCAGAAGCACCTAATGGAGACATTTATCTCGCTGGGAATGTCGGTTCGACGGGGTGGGCTGGCAATATCGAGGAAGCAAGTTATTTGTGTAAATGGACTGGTTCTGCTATCGCAAGTGTAACAGGGTCGGACGATTTCAATTCTACGATAAACGCTATATGTCTTGATGCTGACAGTAATTTGTATATTGGCGGTGGTTTTACCGATGCCGGAGATGCCAACGGAGACAGAATAGTAATGTGGGATGGGTCTAGCTTAAATTCACTTGGAACAGGCGGCGACGACGGTGCGGTATATGCTTTAGCAATAGATCCAAATACTGGCTATTTGTACGCTGGCGGGTCGTTTACTGGAATGGGGGGCGTTGCGGATACGGCATATATTGCATATTG